GCTTCCGCAATCAACAACGGTAAGATAACCGCGACACAGGACCAAGCCGCAAAGGAATAAGGTCCAGTGTTGAGTTGAGGTATGTGATGATGTTGGCTGACAGGCTCAAGAAGTCAGTCCAAGAGATATTACAACTGTCAACACTGGAGCACGAATTGTGGTTGGGTTATATGCTGTTTGAAGACCAGGAGAACAAGAAGACTATGACTAAAACCAAACAACAGATGCCGAGGGCCGGAAGATAATGGCACAAGGTAATCTACTCCTAAACATCGCTGTCAAGAACCAGCAGGCCTTGGGCAAGGTAAACAGCCAGCTCACACAACTGCAGGGCAGTAGCATCAAACTATCCACCCTGTTGAAGGGTGCTGGAACGGCCCTGGCGGCCATCGGAGCCACCAAGTTAGTTGGTAGCATCATATCCACCACTGCCAGGTTCGAGGACCTCGGAGATGCTCTAGCGTCAGTCACGGGTTCGGCACAGGCAGGTGCGGAGGCGTTTGATTTCGTCAGCAAGTTCGCCACACAGACACAGTTCGGTGTGGAAGACCTGACCACAACTTTCATCAAACTGAAAGCATCGGGCATAGAGCCAACACAGGACCTACTGACATTGTTCACGGACACCGCGGCGGTGACCACGGACCAATTGGGTTCACTACAGGCCATAACTGACCTATTCGCGAGGACAACATCGGGTGGTCTTGGACTGGAAGAATTAAACAGATTGGCTGACAGGGGTGTCCCGGTATTCAGGATACTTGAAGAGCAGTTAGGAATAACAAGATTACAGATTTCAGAAGTTGGTAAGACAGCGGAAGGATCTAAAAAGATTTTAAATGCACTATCAACAGGATTGAAACAGGATTTCGGTGGTGCCACAGCAAGGGTCACGGACAACTTATCAACTCAATTTTCCAACTTCAACATCGCGTTAAAGAACACCGCGAACACTTTTGGCCAAGGACTTTCACCTGTGCTCAAGGATGTCACGGCAGACCTAACCGGTTTCATAGAGGAGAACGATGATCTAGTCAAGACACTGGGCATCGCGGTGGGTGGCGTGCTCAAATTGGTGGTCCTGGCATTCGGTGCCATAGCCAAGGCAGTCATGCAGGTGGTCAACGTCCTTACAACTGCCACTATCAAAGTCAAGGATTTCGTTGGTGCTGTAAGAGACCTCATACCATTCCTTAGGAAGACAGAATTAGCACAGAACAACAACGTGGAAGCGTTGAGGGCCATGCACGAGGCCTACCAGAATTCTGGTGCCAGTGTGCAACACTACACCGACGCCATCATGCGGAACACACACCAAGTGGAGGCCGCCGACAGGGTGTTCAAACACTACGATGACGCCATAATCAGGACCAAGAGGTCCAACGACGCCGCGGCCAGATCGGCCGACGAGTTGAACGAATTATTCAAGAACAACGTCATCCTGGAAGCACTGAACAGGACCATCGGAGAGGGCTTCACACCACTGGAAGGCAAGATACAAGCGGTCCAGGCCGGAATGGGTGCATTCAAAAACACAGCATCAAGTGCCTTGACAGATGTGTTCATGGGCACCAAGAAACTGAGTGATGCTTTGGGCGAGATAGCCAATGCCACACTGAAGGCATTGATACAGGGTTTCATAAATCTTGGTATAACCATATTCATACTTGAACCATTAGAAAAGTTCTTAAGGAAACAAATATCCAATCAGCAAAAATTGAACAGCCAATTGAAAACAGAGATAGCACTGAGGACGGTGCTGGCATTCCTTACAGGCGGCACCAGTATGTTCGGAGGCTTCAGGGCTTCTGGAGGACCTGTTGCGGCCAACACCGCATACGTGGTCGGGGAGCGGGGCAGGGAAGTTTTCGTGCCCAACACATCTGGAACCATAATCCCTAACGAGGCACTCAGCGATGGCCAGGCAATGGGTGGTGGCATAGGTGGAGACAACATAGAGGTCACGTTCAACATCAACACGATTGATGCCACGGACTTCGATCAACTATTAACTACAAGACAAGACATGATCATAGGTCTCATCAACAGGGGCCTAGCAGAACGAGGTAAAAGGAGTTTGACAGCATAATGAGTGGAGTATTCCCAATAACAGCAGGTTTCCAGACCTTAGATTTCCAAAGCAACACCAACAGCCGAGTGTCAGTGAGCGTATCTGGCAAGAGCCAAAGGATCAAGACCGGGGCACAGTTCTGGAGTTTCAAACTCAAGTCACCAGCGATGACCCGGGCACAGGTGATGGCGGACTTCGCCTTCATAGTGCAACAGGATGGACAGGTTGAATCATTCACCATAGTGCCACCAGAGATCTCAACAACCAGGGGCACGGCATCAGGCACACTCACAAACGACGCCACGGTGGCCGCAGGGCAGAGTGCGTGTCAGACGGACGGTGGTTCGGGCACATTGAAAAAAGGTGATCTGATCAAGTTCTCTAATCACGACAAGGTATACATGATAACGTCAGACATAACAATTTCAGGCACAAATGATGCCATAAGTTTCTATCCACCTTTGGTCACAGGTATCACAAATTCAACCACGGTCACCTACAACAGTGTTCCAATAAAAGTCTATTTTGACAAGGACGAACAGAAATACATCACACAGGCCGACGGCACTTTCAAATATGAAATAGTAATGAATGAGGAGATCTAATGGCGAGGGATTTAGCAGGTTCATTACAGACTAAACTGGCCGCCAGGTCAGTGTTCGCCGCTGATCTCATAGAACTACACCTGGCCACGCCACTGTATTTCACATCAACAAACATAGACATAGATTTTGATTCGGCGACGGCACCGGACTCGGGCACCAACACATACCTGGCACAGGGACAATTTCTCAACTTCAGCAACATCACGGAGAGCTCAGACATCAGGGCTGGACAACTGGACATGACTTTCACGGCAGTTGACACCACCACTGTGGCACTGCTGATCAACAACGAATACATGAACAAGCGTGTGGTGATCTATCGTGCGGTTTTGGATGATGAATACAATTTCACCACCGATGACGTGTTCACTGTCTTCGATGGCATCATAATGGGCTACAGCATACAGGAATCACAGGATACTTCAACCGTGACCATCACGGTGGCATCACAGTTCGCTGACTTCGAGAGGACGTCAGGTAGGAAGACCAATCCAGCATCACAGCAGGTGCACTTCCCAACAGACAAGGGCATGGACTTCTCGGCACAGATAGTCAAGGACTTGAAATGGGGGAGGGCATAATGCAGGGCGTGAGATATCTAGATTTCAATAACAGGCACTTCGCGGAATTTGAAAAACTGGCCTACAGGGCCATCTTCGAGAGGGGATTCGTTGATGTTGACTTCAACAAGCAACACTGGAATCAACACCTGAAGAATCTAGTGAGCCTGAACAGCAACATCGTGAGACTGCTGTTCGCCAACGACACCATGATAGGTTTCTACATCATACAATTACACACACTGCCTTGGAATCACAGGACACAGGCCCTGTTCCAGTTGATGCACCTACAGGCGGAATTCAGGAACCCCAACATCTACACTTCGATGTTCCGAGACGCCGAGGCCTTGTGCCTGGCCAATGGTGTGGAGAAGATACAGACCACTGACACCGCCATACAGATGGACGAAGGTCAAAAACTGACACTATTACACAATCACAATTACCACCACGTAGACGCCGTTTGGGAGGCCAAGAAAGATGTTTAGTCCAACATACATAAAAGACCTAAACCAGCAATATACAGGCGTCTGTGTGAGTCGTAGCACCATAAAAAACACCACTGACGAGATAATCAAGTTCTACAGGCAGTTCGATCGATATGAACACGTGACCTACGAGGAATTATACCAACAGATATCACCCTGCGTGAGACTGGACCAATACAGGTTGTTCAGGAACCAAGGCCGTATCGTTGGTTTCACCAACTGGGCCTTCGTCAATGACAGGGTCTTAGACAGGTTCATGGATAAAGGTCAACTGGGCACACAGGATTGGAACTCCGGCTTCAAGATGTTGTGGTTGGAATTGATCAGTCGAGATCACATGGACACCATGATGAGTTGGATGAAAGATTACAGCGTGAACCTGTTGGGTGAGAACGTCAGGATCTACTGGGTCAGGTCACAGCAAGACAAGATAATGAAGAAAATGAAGATAAGGACCAAGAAGAGTTGGAGGAAAGCCAATGGGTAATCCATTCAAGGCCATAAAGAAAGCGGTCAAGAAAGCGATCAAAATCGTTAGCAAGGTGGTCGGTGGTTTGGTGTCGGCGGTGACATCACCGTTTGGCATGAACATCGACGTGCCAGACTACGACATAGGCACGGATCAATCACAGGCCATACAGGGAGTGCTACTCAACAGAGACTCGGCCATATCACACGTGCCCGTGGTGTATGGAGAAAGAAAAGTGGGTGGAACTCGTGTGTTCGTGTCAACCAATGGCTCTAACAACAAATACCTATACGTGGCGTTCGTGATGGCTGAAGGCCAGATCAACGCATTCAACAAATTGATCATCGACGACAACGAGGTGCCACTGGCGTCATACGCACATGGCACACAGTCCAACGCCAGCTCTGGGGACTACAAGGACAAGATCCTGGTGCAGTTCTTTGATGGCAGGGACACGCAATCAGCATCTAGCCTATTGCAGGAGGCACCGGGTTGGGATTCAGACCACAGGCTCAGCGGCCTGGCATACCTGGCCTTAAGGTTTGAATGGTCTGGCTTCAACACAGAGGACAACCCCAACAACAATCCCTACACCGGCAACATACCAACCATCGTGGCACAGATACAGGGCAAGCGGATCTTGGACATAACTGGTATCACGCCCAGCACCTACAACACCGCATACGCCAGTGACACACGGACCTATTCAAAGAATCCGGTGAACGTTCTGGCTGACTACATGAGGAACACCAGATACGGCAAGGGACTCAGCAATGACAAGTTCGATTGGGCCACTTGGAAGACAGCGGCACAACTCTGTGACCAGACCGTGACCTACACCAATGGTTCAACGTCACCGGCATTCACCGCTGACGCCGTGATCGACACGGCCAATTCACTGATGGTCAACTGCAAGATCATACTGGCCGGTTTCAGGGGCATAATGCCTTACCAGGGCGGCAAGTATTACATGAAGATAGAACACGGGGGAGATGACTCGGACATCGCCGCCACACCAAGTGATCCCACAACCGCATTCACTGCCACTGCGGATCACATCATTGGAGGCATACAGTTGGATGGTGAAAGCAAACAACACAAGTGCAACAGATGTGTTGTGACCTACGTTGACCCAGAGGCTGACTACCAACCCAATGACGTCACGTTCCCTACAGAGGGATCGGCGGATGACGTGGCATTCTTGGCCGCTGACAACGGAATCAGACTTGAGAAGAGGGTCACACTACCAACCATCGCTGACAGGAAGATAGCGGAACAATACGCACAGGTGTTCGTCAAGAGATCGAGGACACAGAAATTCATAGCATTCGTGACCAACCTGGCCACATCAAACACCACGGTGGGAGACCTAGTAAGGGTGCAGAGCACATCATTGGGACTGGATGGCATATTCAGGATCATGGACCTACGTATCAACGCGGATGGATTGGTTGAACTGTCAGGCATGGAACACCAGGCATCAACATACGCCATCGGGGCAACCGGAGATGACTACATCAGGCCCGCCTTGAACCTGCCCAACCCATTACAGGTGTCAGCACCAACTGGACTAACACTGGCCTCTGGTGCAGAACACAATCTCGTGGACGCCAACAACAACACCACTTACAGGATCAGGACAGACTGGACCGCTTCTGCGGATCCGTTCGTCACCGACTACGTGGTGCAGTTCAAGAAGAGTTCAGACGCCGACTACGTCACATTCACGCAGACAGCAGAGACCTACACCTACATCTCACCAGTGGCACTGGGCGAGAAGTATGACGTCAGGGTCTTGGCCCGTAATGAGCTGAACCGTAGGAGTGCCTACGTGACCAGCCAGCAACACGAGGTGGTCAACACCTACACTCCAGCATCCGGTCCCAGCAGTTCAGTGTCAGGCGGTAACATAACAACCATAACACAGACTTGGAGTCCATAATGGCCAGAACAGGATTTTACGACAGCACACAGGACCTATACCTACCCAAGGACACAACCACCTGGGCGGACGTCACACCAGGAAACAGCCTGAGTTGGGATGAATGGACCACCTACTACCAGAACCTTTCAGCGTCAACTGAATTGGAATACAACTCGGACATCATAGACTTCGGATACCAACACAAGATCTATCCGGTGGTGTTGATCACCGCTAGGCGGGACGGTAGCACCACCACGGCACCCAACTACGGTGCTGACTTCCCCAAGATCAAGATCGAGGCCGG